TAACAGTAGTGAATGCAGCTCGTGTCAGCTTCAATAAGCAACACACTGAAGTTGAATCTACTGACGCTGGTTTAATAAGATACCTGGCTAAGCACAAACACTGGTCACCATTTGCACACTGCTTTGTACAGTTCAGGATTCAAGCACCTATCTTTGTAGCCAGGCAGCTTGGGAAGCACCAGGTTGGTCTGTCATGGAACGAAATCTCTAGGAGGTATGTCAGTGATCCTCCTGAGTTCTGGGAGGCTCCTATGGGATGGAGAGAAGCAACAGAAGACAAGAAGCAAGGCTCTGGAAGGTTGTCACCATTTAACCGTGAGGCTAACCTGCTGCGTGACTCAACGCATAAACTATGCTCTAATGCTTATGAACAGTTGCTGGGTATGAATATCTGTGAAGAGCAAGCAAGGTCTGTACTTCCCCAGAGCATGATGACTGAGTGGTTCTGGTCTGGAAGTCTGTATGCGTTCTCAAGGGTGTGTAATCTACGCAACAAAGAAGACTCCCAAAAAGAAACTCAAATAATTTCCTTGCAAATTGACAAGGAGTGTGGTAAGCTGTTCCCGCTAAGTTGGAGTTCTTTAATGAATCGTAATTTTGAAATAGGAGAAGGATAATGAAGTGTCAAGCCTGTGATGAGATATTGTCTGATTTTGAGGCAACCAGAAAAATGATAGAGAGTAATGAATATTTAGAGCTGTGTAATCATTGCTTTAATGTGTCACCAGAGGATAACATACTCACGCTGGATAGAATGGACCTGCGTCATGTTACTGATGACAAACCAGGTTTAGAGTTTGAAAGATTAGATGAAAATGATTATGACTCTCTTGGGGTCACTGATGTTTACTTCAACGACTAAGGAAAAGACAATGAGTGATGAATACTATTTTGAAGGTGATGACGATCAACAGTTCTTTAGTCAAGAGGAGGAGCAGCATTTTTATGCGGTTTTGAGTGACTATATTGATTTGATGACTATTTATGATCCTAATTTCATATTACTTACTGTATGTGAGTTAATGAAAGAGAAGCAAGCTAACAGTCTAAATAGTCTCAATTAGATTATTATTAATGATTTTATATTTAATGCTAATTAAAGCTAAATAGTTATTATAGCATACTTTAAAGGATTTGTCAATGGGAATACAATTAAAAGTTCACCAACCATGTCCTGATTGTAATAGTTCGGATGCTTTGACTACTTATGATTGGGGAAGTAAGTGCTATGCTTGTGAAGTTGTGCATAGGAACCAACAAGATCAACCAAACCAAAGGAGAAACATGACGTTAGTAAACACAACAAGCGAGGTTCCAAAGCCTCTGATACACCCTGATGTAGATGCTGTATCTCGACCTGTGCCTATAAGGAACATAACCAGAGCCACTATGGAGCATTTTGGAGTTAAAGCTGACTCTAATCATTACTGGTTTCCGTACACTAATGAAAAAGGGAAAATAGTAGCGTACAAAAAGCGTGGGATCACAGATAAAAAATTCAGCACAACAGGTGATTGGAAACAAGCTAATCTTTTCGGACAGAATTTATTTAACAGTGGTGGTCGGTATGTAACGATTTGCGAAGGCGAATTTGACTGTCTGAGTGCGTTTGCTATGCTTGGCTCTAAGTTCCCAGTGTTGTCCATTAGGAACGGTGCAGCCAGTGCCTCAGTAGATGTCAGAACTCATTACAAATGGTTGAACTCATTTGATAATGTAGTGATCTTTATGGACAATGATGAGCAAGGTGCTAAAGCTGTGGATGCTATTACCCAGGTCTTAGGCTCTAAAGTTAAAGTGTTTAAGGCAAAAGAAGGTTTCAAAGATGCTTGTGATTATCTATCAAGAGGAGAAGAGAAGTTATTTCTGGACACCTGGTGGAGAGCTGAGAAGTACGTTCCTGCTGGTATTGTCAGTGGCTCCTCACTCAAAGATCAAGTACTTAAACTACCAGAAGCGTCTAAAGTTCGTTACCCATTCTCTCAGCTAGATGACTTAACTATGGGTATTCGAGACACTGAGTTGGTTACTATCACTGCAGGTTCTGGTCTAGGTAAATCACAGTTCTTGAAGGAACTGATCTACGCTATTTTCAACCAAACTACTGACAACATTGGTATTATGTTTCTTGAAGAAAGTGTAGATAGAACTGCAAGATCACTGATGTCTTTACATTTAAACAAACCAATACACTTACCAGAAACAGAGGTTACAGATCAAGAGCTTGAAGATTCTTATAATGTCATGCTTAAAGATGATAGGATTTATTTCTATGACCATTTTGGCTCTAACGATATTGATTCTATTATTAACAATGTTCGCTACTTTGCCAAAGCTCTTAATTGTCGTTACGTCTGCCTGGACCACGTGTCAATAATTGTTTCTGCTCAAGCAAACGTAGATGAGCGTAAGGCTATTGATGAAATCATGACTAAATTACGAATGCTCACACAAGAAACTGGTATCTGTTTATTCTTAGTCAGCCACCTAAAACGCCCTGACGGTAAAGGCTTTGAGGATGGAGCGCAGGTGTCTATATCAGCACTCAGAGGCTCTGCAAGTATTGCACAGTTGTCTGATGTTGTTATTGGTTTAGAGCGTTCTAGTCAAGACCCTGACCCTATTGAGCGTAACTCAACCAGGGTGCGTGTGCTAAAGAATCGTTACTCTGGTCAGGTTGGTCCTGCTGGACGCTTGCTTTATGATATGAATTGTGGTAGAATGACTCAGCGTTTAAACGAAGAAGAGGAAAACCCACTGTGAGAAAAATAATTATTGATGTAGAAACAGATGGACTTGATGCCACCAGAATATGGTGTGCTGTTACTAAGAACATAACAACTGAGGAGATTAAAGTATGGACAGTAGCCAGCGAATTACAAAAGTATCTAAGACCAGAAGATACCTTGATTGGTCAGAATATAATCGGATTCGATGCACCAGTGTTGAGGAAGCTGTGGAACTTGAAAATAGATTCAGCCCAGTTGCAAGATACGTTGATAATGTCTCGGCTACTAAACCCAGTAATCGAGTCAGGACACTCGCTAAGATCATGGGGACTACGGCTAGGATTGCACAAGGGAGACTTCACAGCTTTCGATGGAGGTCTGTCTGATGAGATGGTTGAGTACTGTATCCAAGATGTTGAGGTCACTGCTGCGTTATACAAGAATCTTAGTGCTGATTTATTGGAGTGGGGTGAGTCCTCTGATCTTGAGCATCAAGTTGCTGTTATCACCAAAGCACAGCAAGATAAAGGATTCAAAATTGATGTTAAGAAAACAATTGGACTTCTGGCAGACTGGAGGAAAAGACTATCAGAAATTGAGGAAGAACTACAAAGAGTTTTCAAACCTATTGTAACTATTCGGTTTAGTGAGAAGACAGGTAAACGTCTTAAAGATAAAGTAGAAGTGTTCAATCCAGGGAGTCGTAAGCAGATAGCAGAGCGTCTTGTTGTTCTTGGTTGGACTCCTAAAACATACACTGAGAAAGGAACGGTGATTGTAGATGAGAAAGTACTTTCAACTATTGACAGACCTGAAGCTAGGCTCTTTGAAGAATTCTTACTTCTTCAAAAACGGATTACTCAGGCTGAGAAATGGATTGACTATGCAGATCACTCCGACAGGGTACACGGTTCGGTCAACACCAACGGTTGTATCACGGGACGAATGAGCCATTCAAAACCAAATCTCGCCCAAGTACCGAGCGTCTCTAGCCCTTACGGTAAAGAGTGTAGGTCTGTCTGGACAGTGGATGAAGGTAATGTACTGGTTGGTATAGATGCTTCTGGTCTTGAGTTGCGTATGCTTGCTCACTATATGCGTGATGATGACTACACCAATGAGATACTGAGTGGTGATATCCACACAGCTAATATGAAGGCAGCAGGGCTTACTGATAGAGATCAGAGTAAGCGGTTCATTTATGCTTTTCTTTATGGAGCCGGTCCTGCTAAGATTGGGCAGGTAGTTGGTGGTAGTGAGCGTAAAGGTAAGAAGTTGATTTCTACTTTCCTGGCGAATACACCAGCCTTAAAAGTTCTGAAAGATAAAGTTAACAAGTTATCTGATAAAGGATGGCTGCCAGGTTTGGATGGTAGGAAGTTATTTGTTAGATCACAACACGCAGCTCTTAATACTTTGTTGCAGGGAGCTGGTGCGATAGTTATGAAAAAAGCCTTAATACTATTGACACAGAAGCTAAATTGTGATAGAATACACGGCTCGATTGTAGCTAATGTCCATGATGAATGGCAAATAGAAACAACTGAAGAACACGCTGATATTGTAGGTAGGTACGGTGTGATGGCAATACAAGAAGCAGGACTTGCATTCGGGCTACGCTGCCCTCTCGATGGTGAGTTTAAAGTAGGTACTAACTGGGCAGCAACACACTAAAAGGAAATACATGGCTAATCTAAAACCTATAGTAGTAAAGACAGAACTCATGTGGGATGATAGAGAAATAATTAACCCTCAGAGTAAAAAGTATCAGATTAATCTAACTCATCTATCAGATGACGCTGTAAAAAAACTAACAGAGATTGGCGTTAAAGTTAGGAACGATAAACATGATCCAGAGCAAGGTAACTATATAGTAGTCAAATCAGCAAATTATCCAATCAAGGCAGAGCTTGAAGACGGCACTCCAATTATTAATGCTAAAATTGCAAATAATTCTAAAGCAGTCGCTACAGTTAAGCCTTACACTTGGACCTTTTCTGGTGACACTGGTGTAGGTACTGGTGCAGGTAGGATAGTTGTTACTGAGTACGCAGAGTACACTGGTCCCAGTATGGACAATCCTCTCTAACTTGTCTAAGTCAATGGATAAAGCGTGTGGTTTAATCGATGGAGATATCCTGGTTTATCGTGTCGGATTCTCTGTCGATGACCCTGCAGAGGAGAAGTTTGCAATATCTCGCATGGGTAACTTTGTTGAGAACTTAATAAGATTAAAAGGTATTGATTCTTATGAAGGTTATTTAACAGGGAAGACCAACTATAGATCAGAGATTGCCACCGAACAACCTTATAAGGGGAATCGTAAAGATGCTAGAAAACCTGTACATTACGATACTCTGCGTGATTACCTTATATCTAATTGGGGTTTTATAGTCATTGAAGGTCAAGAAGCTGATGATGCAATGGGAATCAAAGCGTATGAATTACCAGAGGATTCTAGTTGCATAATGACCATTGATAAAGATTTAGATATGATCCGAGGTTGGCACTACAACTTTGTTAAGCGAGATTTATATTATGTTACTGAAAGGGAGGCTATAAAGAATTTCTATCTTCAGTTACTTACTGGTGATCGTGTTGATAACATTCCAGGTCTTAAAGGTATTGGTCCAGTAAAAGCCAATAAAATTCTTGAGAACTGTACAACTGAGAAAAGTCTTTTCAAAGCTGTGAGTGAAAAATACGATCATGACCTTGATAAAATAACAGAGCGTGGAAGGTTACTATGGATACGAAGAAAAGACAATCAGCTATGGAAACCGCCAAGCATTTCACGATAGGTTATGTGCAATGGGTTGACGCTGTTGCGGATGCAGGATGGACTGACGAATCAAAGGTAGAGACCCACCCATGCCTCAGTATAGGATTCATAGTCGATGAGACACCTGATGCTATTTGTCTGGCAGCAGCAATGTCACATGAGCAGTCCAACTCTAGGATACATATTCCTAAAGGATGGATTAAAAGCATTAAGAGAGTCACACTAGATAAATTCTTAAACATAGGGAGAAAACCATTAAAACCCATAGTGCAAAAGCAAAAGGCAGAAGACTCCAACAGTGGTTCAGAGATGCGATCCTCGAAGTCTTTCCCTTTTCCAAAGACGATGTAAGGTCCACCAGTATGGGAGCTGCTGGTGAGGACATCCTGTTCTCTAAGGAAGTAGGTGACCAGCTAGGGATATCGGTTGAATGTAAGTCAAGAGAGTCAATGGCTGTCTACTCTTTCTACTCTCAAGCAGATGACAACTGTCCTGAAGATAGAGAGCCTGTTGTTGTCATTAAACAAAACAAGTCTGCACCTCTTGTTGTGGTTGATGCGGTGTACTACTTATTACTCTTGGAGAAAGCTTATGAGCAATATCAACACTAAGGATTACTTATACCAATACACTATTAAATTAATTAGAGAAGCTCTTAGAGAAGGTGGATCAAAGGAAGGTCTTTATAAAAGATACACCTATAAAGAACTTAAAGAACTTAACAAAAGAAGTATGGAGAAATCTATATGAGACACTTAGTTATACCTGACACACAATGCAAACCTGGTAACTCATTCGATCATTTAGAGTGGGCAGGTAAGTACGCAGTCAAGACTAAGCCTGATGTTATCGTTCACTTAGGGGATCACTGGGATATGTCAAGCCTTAGTGTTTACGACATAGGTAAGAAGTCTTTCGAAGGTAGGACATACAACCATGACGTTCAAGCAGGTAACGATGCTATGGATGTGTTCATGAAACCTATCATCGAAGAACAGAAGAGACAGAAAGAAAACAAAAAGAAAGTATGGAAGCCTAAGAAAGTATTCCTTATAGGTAACCATGAGTATCGTATTGATAGAGCAATAGAATCAGATAGAAAGTTAGAGGGTCTGGTAGGTTATAATGATTTCAATCTAAAGAAACATAACTGGGAAGTGCATAACTTTTTAGATGTAGCCATTGTAAACGGTATTGCTTATAGTCATTACTTTACATCTGGTGTTATGGGTAGACCAGTCAGTAGCCCTCACCTCATGCTACAAAAGAAACACATGAGTTGTATCATGGGTCACGTTCAAGACAGAGGTATCTCTTACAGCAAGAAAGCTGATGGCTCTAGTATTACTGGATTGTTTGCCGGTATCTTTTACCAACACGATGAGGAGTATTTAAACCCTCAGACTAACGGTAGCTGGTCCGGTATCTGGATGTTGAACGAAGTAAACAATGGTAGCTTTGACGAGATGCCCGTATCAATTAACTACTTGAGGAAACAATATGGAAATTAGTGAGACACTAACAACAAGAGAAGGACAGTACGGAAGATATGAAATAGTTAGTCAGATCAGTCAAGACATAAAGAAAATCATGAGGCAGTCACCTAACTACTACATCATGCCTGACTATGCTCGTGAAAGTTTAGACATGATTGCTAATAAGATGGCACGTTTACTTAACGGTGACTTTATGCTGAACGATTCATGGCATGACATAAGTGGTTACTCTGCATTAGTTGTTATGACTAATGAAGACAAGGAGACTAATGATGAACTTGACGCTTGTTGAACTTAAAGAAAAATTATCAGTGCTGGATGAGACTGTAATATTAGAGTTACTAGACTTAACTACTGTTGACATCTTGAACAGATTTGAAGATATTATTGAAGAAAATTACGACAAACTTATTGAGGAAATATAATGGATTTTTACCAGGAATACATAGCTAAAAGCAGGTACTCACGATTCTTAGAAGAAGAAGGACGCAGAGAGAATTGGTTTGAAACAGTTGATAGATACATGGACTTCATGAAGAACCATCTAGAGACTAAGATGAATTACACGATACCTATGCAGACAGACTCAGAGCTGCGTGAGGCTATTAAGAACTTAGAGATAGTACCTTCTATGCGCTCTATCATGACAGCTGGTAAAGCCCTTGAGAGGGACAACACAGCAGGTTACAACTGTGCCTACCTACCTGTTGATGATCCTAAGTGCTTTGATGAGGCGATGTACGTACTACTGTGTGGCACTGGTGTTGGCTTCAGTGTTGAGAAGAAGTACGTTGACAAGTTACCTGAAGTACCTCATATGATGTTTGAGTCAGACTCTACTGTTGTGGTATCAGACAGCAAGGAAGGATGGGCTAAGGCATTACGTCAAGTCATAGCCCTGTTGTACTCAGGTGAAGTACCTAAGTGGAACACAGATAAGGTTCGTCCTGCAGGTGCTAGGTTAAAGACATTCGGTGGTAGAGCTAGTGGTCCTGGTCCTTTACATGAACTGTTTGAGTTTGTTGTTCGTAAGTTTAAGTGTGCCTCTGGGCGCAAGCTCACCACACTAGAGTGTCATGATATCATGTGTAAGGTAGCAGAGGTTGTGGTAGTAGGTGGTGTTAGACGTTCAGCCATGATATCACTGTCTGACTTAGAAGATGACAAGATGCGTAACGCTAAGACAGGTCAGTGGTGGGAAGCTAATCCTCAACGTGCGTTAGCTAACAACTCTGCTGTGTATGCACGTAGACCTGACGTTGGTCAGTTCATGGACGAGTGGAACAGCCTGTATCACAGCCACTCAGGTGAACGTGGTATCTTCAATCGTGAAGCTGCTCAGTTTCAAGCAGGTAAGAATGGACGTAGAGATACTGACCAGGAGTTTGGAACTAACCCTTGCTCTGAGATTATCCTTAGACCTTATCAGTTTTGTAATCTATCTGAGGTTGTTGTTCGAGAGAGTGATTCGATCTATGATCTTGAGCGTAAGGTAAACCTGGCTACAATACTTGGAACCTATCAGTCCACAATGACACACTTCCCTTACCTCAGAAAGATATGGAATCGCAACACTGAGGAAGAAAGATTGTTGGGTGTCTCACTGACTGGTATCCTTGATAACAAAATACTAGGAGATACAATTGTTCAAACTAAAACTCTTCTTGAAAAACTTAAGATGGAGGCTACAGAGACAAACAAACTTATCGCAAGCGAGCTTGGCATCCCTGTGTCTACTGCTATTACTTGCATTAAACCTAGTGGTACTGTGTCTCAGCTTGTTGATAGTGCCAGTGGCATTCATCCACGCCATAGTAGTTATTATATCAGACGTATTCGTGGCGATAAGAAAGACCCTCTTTCCACCTTCATGATGGAGCAAGGCATACCCTTTGAGGATTGTGTCATGCGTCCTGAGTCTACTACTATCTTTAGCTTCCCTAAGAAAGCACCACACAATGCACTACTGCGTGAGGACTTGACTGCAGTGCAACATCTGGACTTATGGATGATGTATCAGCAACATTGGTGTGAACACAAACCTTCAGTGACTATCTCAGTCAATGAGGACGAGTGGGTTGAGGTTGGTGCGTGGGTGTGGAAGAACTTCGATGATGTATCTGGTGTCAGCTTCTTACCCTACGATGGAGGTACTTATAAACAGGCTCCATACGAGGAATGCAGTGAGGAAGAGTATAAAGAATTGTTGCATAAGATGCCTCAAGAGATTGATTGGGACAGTCTCATCGAAGTGGATGATAATGTCGAAGGTGCTCAGCAGTTGGCTTGCTCTGCTGGAGTCTGTGAAATTTAACGATGCCTGATCCTATCTTACTAGCGTCCTTGTTTGAGTTTCTAGCTCTAATCTCTTGCTACCCACAAGATGCTGAGTTCAAGCAAGGCGTTAGTAATTATTTCCAAGAAGGTACTATAACACTAACACCTGTTGCAATGACTAAAGATTATGTTATAGTTCATGAGTTGTTTCATTATTGTCAGTGGGATAGGGATGGTAATGCAAAGAACTGGAGTGAGTGGCGGTTAAGAGAAAGAGATGCAAAAACAGTTGAGTACATTTATTTAAACAAATAGGAGAAACTTATGGAATCACTATCACCGATGACATTCTTTACATTAGGATTACTAGTGTTCCTAGTAATAGCGAAGATAGTGCCTCTAGTATTCCCTAAAGTATCCGGTAATGAATGGATAATTATATGGGGTCTCGGTCTACCTATCCTATTTATCTATAGCTTTAGGATACCGATCGAGCTGGCTTGGCAGAATATATTTAATCTTTCTTATTAATTAACTCAAATAGGGTGCGAACTTTATCTTCTAACACAGATATCCTCGCCCCTATTTCTGCTTTCCAAGTGATAGCCATGAACACTACCAGCAATAGTCCTGAGATAATCTCCCAGAAGTTGATGATGAAGTTCTCCATCTAGTTACTTTTTTCTTCTCTGGCTATTTATGTACTCTCTCGGTGAGTAGTCATCCTTCTTAAATAAGTCACGATTTCTTTTGTTGTCACCTATGAACATAAATTTATCCTCCTCCCCAATACGTGGTGGATCATTTCGATGATACATAACTCTCTTACCAGGCTCCATTGGATCAGAAGCACGAGGGTTAGGTTTAAATGTAAATCCTTTATCTGCTTTCTTTGCAGCTGCATCTATTCTATCTTGAATAGCTTTAGGTGGTGCCTTGCTACCAAACAAGTCATTCATCCACACCCTGACCCTGTCCATTACTCCTTTGTCTCCATCCTTGCCTACATTAGCTTGTAGTCTACCCATCATCTCAACATACGAGTTGTTATTCCAGAGTTCCTCATAAGCTGCTTGCTTAAGAGAGCTGAGGTTGCCATCTTTAGGGTTAGCCATTCTTGCTTCAACATAGGTGGAATACTTTTCATTCCATCCGTCATTAATGTCTCCACGATAGTGAGCATCTATAAGTGCTTTCTGTTCTTTTAAATCTACATCCTTAAACACACGAACCTTGTTTCTAACTTCCTTTATCTTAGCGTTCATGGCTTCAGGTGGTGTCATCTCAGCATATTTACCTGTCTGGCCTACACCTGCTGTAGCAACACCTACTGTGTCCTTATACCATCCTGGTCTATAGCCTTCTTTCCTTACCAAGAACTTCTGAAGCTCATTCAGTTTGATTCCGTAGGCATCCTCTACTTCCTTAATAGCATCTTCACCGTAGTGATGAGGTACGTTTTTATTAAAGGTAGTTGGTGGTGTGTTAGACCATATGTTACCAGTAACCTGTGCTTGACTCGTTTCGATTACGTCTGCAGCACCTGCTTCAGTAATTAAAGATAACGAAGGTATTTCTTTATCTCTATAAGAATCAATCTCTCTTGCTAACTCACTTAAAGTAGCAGAGTCTGCGCCAAGTTCAGATAGTCTTTGATAGTCTTCTTCAAGCGTCTCGATTATCTCTGATGTAGTAGGAGCATCGCCTACCTTCACAATAGATGGCTTTAGTTCAATAGTGTTTACATTCTCTGTTTGGGTAGACATCTCGCCACCACCGTAGGCTAGCACAGCAGCTCTACGCTCTTCTTCTTGCATACGTCTTAGCTCACTGACCTGTGTATCAGGAGTCATTAAACCTTGTCCGTTATAAGGCATATCCATGCTACCAGAGTCCATCACTGCTTTTCTCCTAACCGCTTCTTCTCTTTCTCTTTGGGCTATTGCAACACCTTCTTCATTCCTATTGTATTCGTTCTCTTGTCTTTCTACAGGGATGTTATTCTGTAATAATGCTTCTCGTCTCCTTCTGTCCTCAGCTATCTTAGCATCATACATAGCCTCCTCTGTAGAAGTGCCTAAGCCTCTGTCTTTAGGTCTTCTTAAATTCTCTTCTCTTCTTAAATTCTCTTCTACTTGTAATTGATTTAATCTCCAGTCAGAACGAGCTTCAGGGATTGCACCAGCGAGTACCTCATCCGGTGTCATTAGACCTGCTGGCTTTTTATAATCAAACACTTCACCCTGACCATACCCTCCACCACTGGTAAATGATTGGTTATTAGGAGTGTTGTAATTATTACTATATCCTACAGAAGGGTCTGCACCACTACCATAATAGTAAGCATACTCACTAGGAGTAGCTTGACCAGCTTGAGCTGCTCTGTTACTTGCTGTTTGATAATCAATCTTGGCTCTGTTCTCTGCTGCTGTTCCAGAACCTACACCAATACCTTTTAATCTATTAACAAGATTACCTAATAAGTCATCGAATGCGTTAGCCATTATTGTTCTTCCTCTGCCATTTCTGTTATTCTCTGAGCTGCTGTTATCTGACTAAAGGTTCCTGACGGAACTACCTGCGCTGCTTTTCTAGCGACACGGCTTGCCTGTCCTGCTAACTGTGCTGTCTCTCCAACAACTCTAGGAGAAGCTAATGCCAAAGCTGGTATAGCACCAGGAGTAAGCAACCCTCCAAGACCTCCAGTAGCTGCACCATAACCAACAGCACCACCACCTAATATTCTTCCTAGCATTCCTTTAGGAGTTAGTGATGCCATGTCTTGACCTGCTATCTTGTTTATAAATTTATTACCACCGATGCTTTCTAGTTCTTCAGCAAGCGTAACTCTCCTACCATAGTTAGTCTGAACATTATCTCTCATGATAGACAGTAACTTTCTCAGTGCTGTGTCTGGGTTTGTTTTCCCTCCTGACTCAACACTAAGAGTCTTCTTCAGTTCCTTCATCTGCTCAGCAGCTTTACCATAACTCTCCATGACTTTTGAGTAATCAGGTGCAACATCCTCAATAGCTTTAACTACTGACTTCCTTACTTCTTCAGCAAACACCTTTCCACCGTTAGTGCTGGATGCGTCCCCTATTTCCTTAATTGCTTGTTTAAGCTGGTCCATCTGCATTACTGTGTTGTATCCCATTTCTTTAGATTGTTTTACTTTGTCTAACAAGGCGTTGATAGTGTCCATCGAACCATCTGATAATTTATTAGCCTCTCTTGTTATCTTAGATAAAACATAATCTATTCTGTTATACATCACCTTTGAGCCAGAAGCAGAAACCTCTTTCATTCCTGCATTGTAATCAGCGTTCTTCTTTTGTCTTAACTTCTCAAGGTTAGCAAGAGCATCATCAAGTATTAACTGTGGGTCTGCACCTTTCATGTTGTCTCTAAATTGTTTCAAGGCTGATCCGCCTTCTACTCCAGACTCATACGCCTTCTCAATAGATTTTCTACCTACTCCAGATGTGAAGGAAGCTACCGCAGGTGCTACTACTCCTACAGTCTTTGTTACTGCCTTCCCAATAACAGGTGCAACAAGAGCTACAGGGTCTAACTTAGTTGCTACATTTGACACGCCTTTTGCTACATTGGCTGTTCTACTACCAGCAACGGCAGTCTTAGCAACAGCACTCGCTCCTCCTGTAACAAGAACAGATACATCTGCCAGTACACTTGCTGGGTCTGTGGCTAACGCCTTTTTAAAACCATCAGCAGTACCATACTTCTCAGCCATTCCATCGACAACAGAATCAAACATCTGCTCAGAGTCCGGTCTACCATCCATATCAACACCGAGATTACGCAGACCTTTTCTAAGACCTCCACCTATAACCTGGCTCAATGATGTTACAGTATCTATTGGGCTGGTCACTGCTTGGAACAAGTCACCAATTAACCTTGCCGATGAGGGTACTAAGTTACGTCCTGCCTGAGACAAAACCTGGTCGGCTCTCATCTCACCGTAGTCAACTTCAGGTTCATCGTCAACTTTAGGTTTAGTTGTTTGAGTTTGTTGTGCATATAATTCTTTAGCTCTAGCTAATACTTCTTCTTGTGTAGCTCCTTCAGGACCAGTTACAATTAACTGTTTTCCGTCAGGTGCTGTTACTTTGTATTTAGCCATTATTCAGGAACCTCCTCAACAGTCCACACATCATCTTGATCCGATGGAACAGGTGGAGAATCATCAGCACCTATTGCTTTTAAATATTTAGTAGAACTTTCTAACGACTTCTCTAATCCTCTGGTGTTATAACCTGATAGTTTATAACTTTCAATAAGTTTTAGAAGTCCTTGTCTAGCCCATTTAGATTGATTTATAAGTTTTCCTCTGGCTATGGCTGGACTATCTGTCTCAACTATCTTAATCTTAGTAAACTCTGATGCTTCGTTATCAGTCAACGTAGCACCGAATAGTTCAGCTCTTATTTCTGAAGTATAAGTATCGTAATCCATCCACCAGTTAAAATACTTTTGAGTTTCTTCAGATGGGTTAGAATCCAACATCTTCTTTGCTACTGCTAATGATCTTGGTCTAGTAGGACCAGAAAAAGTATCCTCAAATGTATCAGCTAATCGCATACCTGTTTCTACTCTGTTAACCAAACCTATAGTTTTAGTAATAGTTCCTTCAGTAAGTGTATCTCCTTGACCTCCTTCTGCCTCTTTTCTTATCTTATCTATATCTGCTTGCGTCTTCTCCATGCCAAGCACTTCTTTACTTCTATCAAACTTAGCCTGTTCAGATGCCTGCTCAGCTTTCATTCTAGTTGCAACAGAAGCTTTGGCTTGCTCCATCAACTGCATAGCCTCTCTAGGGTATCCTGATTGTCCCAACTCTTGAGACATCTTAGCCATTACATCAGGGTTACTCATGTCTTGACCTTGATACGTTTTAAGTATCTGCTTCATTACAGAGGCTCTTTCCATCTCAGGAGAAGGTGACTCACCAAACAACCTAAGACCTCTAAGTTTCTCACCTGTCTCAAGACCAGCCCTAGCCACTCCTGCGTACCTACCAAACTCTGAACCATAGTTAGGTAGCTTAGCTAAGTATTCTTGTCTTGATCTGTTCTCTTGTTCTTGTCCTCTTTGATACTCTAGCTCTTCAGGAGTAGGACCAAATATATCTGCAATTGCCATAATTAATTATCCTTTAGTATGCTCTCTGTCCAAATTGAAACTTAGAAGGGTCTGACATACCCATTCCCATGTTTGAAGTCATAGGTGCTGGACCACCACCAAAACCAGGAACACCGCCACTAAAAAGACCACCTATCTTACCAATGCCTTTTTGAACAAGACCACCTACATCACCCATTAATTCTTTATTGTTAAGCAAACCAGTAGTGGTGTCATACCTGTTCTGATTCCCTGCCAGTTGTTGTGTAGATTGATCTAACGCTCCTTTTTGTAACGCATTAGCACCATACTGTTGTCCTGTCATGGCAGTGGCTCCTGCGTCAAGGCCCATCTGGAATGGTTGTTTAGCTAAGTCTTCTAGTCCTGATTGCTGGTTTAGGTAGCTCTGATACGGTGACAAAGCTCCTGTCATCGTGTTATAACCAGTACCCATCAACCCAGCAGCCTTACTTAGTTGTGATGTACCAAATCCTATCTGTTGTTGTGCAGCCTCTTCAGCTCCTGCTGCTAACTGCAATCCACGCCTGTTTCTACTTTCTTGCAGAGCCTTCAGCATTGGGTTACCACCAGCACCAACACTCAAACCAGTGGTTCCTCTACCAAATCCCATAGCAAGTAATCTCTGCTCTTCCTCAATGTCATAAGGACGTAATGCAGCCATCTGTTGTTGCATATAATTCTGTCTTGCTTGTTCTGGAGTATCAGCTAAATAATCCTGACCCAGGTTAAACAGACCCTGTGCTGGTTCAGCATACTGTTGAGCAAAAGGAACAGCCTGTTCAGCAGTGGTTAAACCTGTCTGCATCAAGTTACCAAATCTAGCTTGGTCTGCTTGAACAGCGTCTGAGGCGGTGTATCCAGCTTCTGTTAGTTGTCCAGTGGTAGGGTCAACCTTAAAGTTAGATTGACCGTAGAGTGTCTTAACATCAACAGGTCTAAAGAATCCTTGTTGACCAGCTTGAGCCATACGAGCAGCGTACTGTTGGGCTGTTTCCCCTTGCTGTTGAGCAAGTTTCTTGCTTGCCCCGTACTGACCTATAGCACTACCTGCCATTGACAAAGCAGGATTTCCTGTTGCCATCCCTGCTATCTGCATAGCTGGCCCTGCTACTTTTGCTATCTTAGAAAACAATCCCATTTCTCTACCCTCTTTAAATTAATCTGTTACCATTTCAGTAATGGACAAGTGTTTCGCTTCCACATAACTTTTGTAATAATCACACAACCACACTCTGTACAAAATCCTAACTTACTCTGGTCACACACATTACAAATACTTTTACGTTTATCTTGTGTCTCTTTATCTACAAACTCTGTTACCATG